TGCCCATACGTTCCTCTACAAATGGTTCGTGCTGTTGATACAAACAACTTCCAACCAAAAATTGGCTTCAAGACTCGTTATGGTCTAGTTGCAAATCCATTCGCACAAGGTACCACACAAGGTCTTGGCGGATTGAATGTATTGAGCAACTACTACTATCGCGCATTCAAGATAGCTAACATAATGTAAGTTAAAAAATCACCGTCAAGAGTGATGTTTAGAGAGAGGGTAGAAATACCCTCTCTTTTTTTATGCATAAATAGATACTATGACAGCGATATCAAGAAATCCATCAAATCCAAATCCACTACAAGTCAATAAGTATTTGTTGACTTTTGCAAGATGCCCCAATCTTCAATATTTTTGTCAATCATTGACTGTACCAGGCATATCAAAAACAGAGATACAACAAACTACACCATTCGTTGATATCTATGTTCCTGGTGAAAAAGCAATCTATGATTTGTTGAATATTACTTTTATTGTTGATGAAGAACTCAAAGCATGGTTAGAAATACATGATTGGATTCGTGCAATGACATTCCCAAAAGATTTCCAAGAATATCTTGATTTATCAAAATTGAACAGAATAACTGGCGCTATTCCAACAGCAAAACCACAATATTCTGATGGTTCTCTACAATTGCTTTCTTCTAATAATAAACCATATTACGAATTCAAATTTTATGGTATGTTTCCAACAAGCATATCTTCTTTTATTATGAATTCTTCTGATAGTCCAGAAAATATTATCACTGCCGATGCTGCTTTTAGATACTCATATTTTGATGTAAAAAAATTGTTTTGATTTTCGTTTTGTGATATAATAATACATTATGGAGGGTATTATGATTGTATCAAATGAACTGCTTGAAATGTGGAATAAAGATTCAGAAATTGACAGAACTGAACCTGGCAAAGCATTACTGGATATTCCAAAACTACACAGTAAATATTTGGCAATTCTTTCAAGACACAGATTGTTGTCAAAAGAATGTGAGTTTCGTTATAACCAAATGAAACGATTGAAATGGGAATATTATACAGGTAAACTAGATGATGATACTTTGAAACGTCATGGTTGGGAACCATTTCCATTTACTCTAAAATCGGAAATCAATACTTATTTTGATAGTGATGAAGATTTGAATAAACTTAGTGCCAAGAAGATTATGCATGATGAAATCGTTGACATATGCACTTCTATTCTAAAAGAACTCAACTCACGCACTTTCCAACTCCGCGACTTTATAGCCTGGGAAAGGTTTATCCAAGGTGCATGACGTAGTTCTACATAAAAAAAACGAAGCATTTATCCAAGTTGAATGTGAAAGAGCGATAGCACAAGAACTATCGGACTTCTTTACATTTTTTGTTCCCGGTTACCGATTCATGCCTGCCTATAAAAACAGATTATGGGATGGCAAAATACGATTGATGGATTTGCGTAACAATACAATCTATCATGGTTTATTTCCTTATATTCAAAAATTTTGTTCCGAAAGAAAATATGCGATTGACTTGAATTCATCTGTCAATTCTACACGAAATTTCTCTGCAATAGAAGCAAAAGATTTCATTTCTACTCTAAGTTTACCATTTGAGCCTCGTGATTACCAAATAAATTCTTTTGTTCACGCAATAAGAAATAAAAGAATTCTAATCGTTTCACCAACAGCATCAGGTAAATCTCTAATCATTTATTTGATACTTCGGTATCTCCAACATTTGGATTATAAAAAAGGTTTGTTGATTGTTCCAACAACATCACTTGTTGAACAAATGTTTACTGATTTCAAATCTTACGGTTACGATTCCGATACATTCTGTCACAGACAATATTCTGGTAAAGATAAACATACTAATAATTTACTGACAATCACTACATGGCAAAGTATCTACAAAAATCCATCAGACTATTTTGAACAGTTTGATTTTGTTATGGGTGACGAAGCGCACCAATTCAAAGCAAAATCACTAACAACGATTCTTTCTGGTTGTATCAATGCTTCATATAGAATTGGTACAACTGGAACTCTTGATGGTACACAAACACATAAATTAGTTCTTGAAGGTTTGTTTGGTCCTGAATACAGAGCAACATCAACAAAAGAATTGATGGACAAAAACCAATTAGCAAATCTCAAAATAAAATGTCTGATATTGAAACATGAAGAAGAAGTATGTAAATTAGCCAGAAAGTGGGACTATCAAACCGAGATAGACTATATAATTAGTAGTGCTGCAAGAAATAAATTTATATGTAATTTGACGCTTTCTCTTGAAGGTAACACATTGGTTCTTTTTCAATTTGTTGAGAAACATGGTAAAGACCTATATTCTATGCTAAAAGAAAAAGCAAAAAATAGAAAGACATTTTTTGTATTTGGTGGCACTGATGCTGAGTTTCGTGAATCTGTTCGTGAGATTACTGAAAAAGAAAAAGACGCAATTATTGTAGCAAGTTACGGAACATTTTCAACAGGTGTAAATATCAGAAACTTACATAACGTAATTTTTGCATCACCATCAAAGTCCAAGATTAGAAATTTACAATCTATTGGCCGAGGTTTACGTTTGAGTAGTGATAAGAATGAGGCAGTATTATTTGACATATCTGATGATTTTAGAACTGGTAAATTTGTAAACTTTACCCTAAATCATTTTATTGAAAGAGTGAAAATATATGATAGCGAAAAATTCAACTATAAATTCTACAACATCAATCTCAAAAATGAATGAGATAAAAATTATCAGACTCAACAGTGGTGAAGATATCATTGCTGAATATAAGAGTGATAAGAGAAAGAAAACGATTGAGTTGAATAATCCAATGCATATCGTTTTCAAAAGAACACCATCGGGTAGTATTATGATGATATTTCCATGGTTACCAATTGAGTTATTGAAACAAAATATTGCTTTGGTAAAAACTACAGATGTTCTTACTGTTGTGGATCCAAAAGAAGATTTGATTGTTCATTACCATAAATTGATAAAACAAGCAGAAGAAACATTACTCAAACAACCAGATATCATGAGCCAATTTGAGGATGTTGAAGAAGATGAGGATGAAGAAGGAACACTAAGTAAGAATGAAGTATCGGATCTAGTTAATCGTAAGAAGAATAACTTATTACATTAACTTTTCATTCTGGACACGGTTAGTGTATCATCTTGTCAAGTGGTTCGTCAACAAATTTATAACACATTTACTGATAAAATTATGGAGTAATTGAAATGAGTGAAAAAAAAGAAAAACACTATGTCAACAACGAAGATTTTCTAAAAGCGTTGCTTGAGTATAAAAAGGCATACAAAAAAGCGCAGCGAGATAAATTACCTGAGCCTAAGATACCGAATTACATAGGCGAATGTTTTCTCAAAATCGCAGACCATCTATCGCGCAAGCCCAATTTCGTTTCGTATTCATTTAGGGATGAAATGATTGCTGATGGTATTGAAAATTGTTTACTGTATTTTCGAAACTTTGACCCAAAGAAATCAAAAAATCCATTCGCATACTTTACACAGATAATTTATTACGCATTTCTTCGCAGAATCATGCGTGAGAAAAAGCAATTATATGTAAAGTATAAAGCGACCGAACAGACTGGACTATTGGATGAAATGGAAATGTTTGTTGATGAAAACGGTAATCCTAGACAATTTGATATGTATGACAACATATCAGAATTTATTCAGACGTTTGAGCAGAATAAGAAAAAAAAGAAAAATAAAGCGCGTGGATTAGAAAAATTTATTGACTGACTGAAATTTATCGTATATAATAATTGAATGAAAATTTGTATATTAGGCGATACACACTTTGGAATGCGCGGCGACTCGTTGGAGTTTCATTCGCATTATTCTAAATTTTATACCAATGTATTTTTTCCATATCTCAACGATAACGGAATCAATACTATATTCCAATTAGGTGATTTATTTGATAGACGAAAGTTTATCAATTTTCAATCACTATATCTTTGCCGAAATTATTTCTTTGACAAGTTATTGGAAGAAAATATTCAGTTCCACACTCTCTTGGGTAATCATGATATCGCTTTCAAAAATACTTTGAGAGTAAATTCAACGAGTTTATTGTTGAACGATTACAATAATATTCATATTCACGACAAGTTCAAAACGATGGACTTTGGTGGAATTGATATCGATATTGTTCCTTGGATTTGTGAAGAAAATGAAATAGAAATACACACAAACATCAAAGATACCAAATCACAAATCTGTTTTGGTCATTTTGAGATTGATGGTTTTGAAATGGATCGTGGAACTGTTTGTGTTGGTGGTATGAATAAAAGCGTATTGAATAATTATGATATAGTTCTGTCAGGTCATTTTCACCATAAATCAAGTGATGGTAATATTCATTATGTCGGAACACCAGGTGAAATGACATGGGCAGATTATAATGATGTTCGTGGATTTCATATATTTGATACAGACACAAGAGAATTGAAATTCATTGAAAATCCATATAAAATGTTTCATAAGATTTTTTATGATGATGGTAAAACAGACTTTGAGTTTTGGAAGAACTACGATTACAACAAATACAAAAATACCTATTTGAAAGTTGTTGTTATTTGTAAACAGAATCCGTATCTGTTTGACACTGTATTGGATAATCTCTATAAAGCAGAAGTTACTGATATCTCAATTGTTGAAGATTTTACTGATACTAACATTGATATTGATGATGATATTGTAAATCAAGCAGAAGATACAATGTCTATATTGTCCAATTATATTGATGGCGCAACATTGGATGTAAATAATGAAAAGTTGAAAACCATAATGCGTGAATTATATGTTGAAGCGATAAATGCAGAAAGGTCTGAATGATAGTATTTCGTGCTATTCGTTGGAAAAACTTGTTATCAACGGGAAATAACTTTACTGAAATCAGATTAGATGCAAATACTAACACATTGATTGTTGGTAAAAATGGTTCTGGTAAAAGCACATTACTTGACGCTTTATGTTTTGGTCTTTTTGGTAAAGCATTTCGGAATATCAATAAACCAAATCTACTCAATTCAATCAATGATAAAGAATGTATTGTTGAGATAGAATTTGATTCAGAAGGTAAATCATATAAAGTTATTCGTGGTATAAAACCCAACACATTTGAGATTTATTGTAATAAAGTTCTTTTGAATCAAGAGGCATCATCCAGAGATTATCAAGAATATTTTGAACGATTTATATTGAAACTAAATTATAAATCTTTTACACAGATTGTTATTCTTGGTTCAGCATCATTTGTTCCATTTATGCAATTATCTGCTGCCGATAGACGCGCAATTATTGAAGATTTGTTGGACATTCAAATTTTTTCAACAATGAATGGATTAGCAAAAGACAGACTCGCTGAAAATAAAGAAATCATAACAACAAAAAGAAACCAGATTGAACTTATACAAGAGAAATGTAATATTCACAAAAAACATCTTGAAGATATTGAACAAGATGTTGAAAATAGGATAAAAGCATATGATGAGGAAATATCTAACAACCGTGAGATTATACAGAAATTACATGCCAACGTATCTTCGTTACTCGTCACATCAGCAAATCATCAAGAACATGTCGCTAATAAAAATTCGGTCGAAACTAAACTCAAGACGATTACGAAACTTGAATCTCAAATTGAAGGCAACATATCCAAATTTAGAAAAGATATCAGTTTCTTTCAACAAAATGACAATTGTCCGACATGTAGGCAGGAAATTGCCTTGGGGTTTAGGGATATTCAGATAGAAACATTGACCAAAAAAGTTACTGAATGTGAACAAGGTCTAAAAGATATTGAAGCAAAGATTTTAGAAGAACAAACAAATCTAAATGAAATCTCTGAGATACAGAAACTAATACAAGGAATACAAATTCAAATTGCCAAAGACAATGTGACGATTTCTGAATGTGAAAAATATATCAAGAAAATTGAAAAGCAGATTTCAGAATTAAGAAATAATACCAAATCTAAAGAAAAAGAAAATGTCCAAATCCATAAGATGGAATCAGATTTGGAAAATTTGGAAAGTGAACTGAAAAAAATAACAGAAGAAAAACGATATTATGAAGTAGCTACCAATCTACTCAAAGATACTGGTATCAAGACAAAAATTATTAAGCAATATTTGCCTGTTATCAATAAACTTGTGAACAAATACTTGACCTCGCTTGATTTTTTTGTTAATATAAATCTTGATGAATCGTTTAAGGAAACCATCAAATCAAGGCACAGAGATGAATTTTCTTATAACAATTTTTCTGAAGGTGAAAAGCAACGGATTGATATGGCACTAATGTTGACTTGGAGAGCAGTTGCCAAGTTGAAGAATTCTGCCAATACAAATTTGTTGATACTTGACGAAATTTTTGATGCTTCATTGGACGCATCGGGCACAGAAGAATTGATGAAGTTGTTACATTTATTGGAAGATGTGAATCTGTTTGTTATATCACATCGCGGTGATATTTTGCAGGATAAATTTAGTAATGTTGTTAAGTTTGAGAAGATAAAGAATTTTTCAAGGATTATAAAATGAGTGATATTCTAACAATTGATACAGAAGCAGGAGTAGTTACAGAAGAAAGAATGGAAGAATTGCCGTTGTATGACGAAAGACTTCCAATGTTGGATTCTGAGATTCCTACATATAATTTGAGACTACCAAATCCACACATGACTAAACTTGTCAAGCAGATGAAAATGACAATGAAGAAGTTTGGTGGTATTGGACTATCAGCAAATCAATGTGGTGTATATGAAAGAGTTTTTATTATTGGTACAGAACATTTTCAGATTGCATGTATCAATCCTAAAATCATTGAAAAATCGGAAACGACAATCAAATCAGAAGAAGGTTGTTTATCGTATCCTGGATTGTATTTGAAGATTGAAAGACCTGAATGGATTGTTGCTGAATTCACAACCGAAAATGGTGAAGTAAAGCAAATGCGTTTTGATGGTATAACTGCTCGGTGTTATCAACATGAATTGGACCATATGAATGGTAAGAAATTTGTTGATTATGTTGGACCAGTTTCATTACAAATGGCAAGAAAGAAACAAAGTAAGATCATGAAAAAAGTCATTAGAAAAAATAAAAATGTTGGAGAATTGTATGGCAAATAAAGTTGATGTTCAAGAATCATCTTTATACGAAAACTTTGTTGGTAAAAAAGAAGAATTAGAAAAACCATCAAATCTTTTTGATGTTTTGGAAATTGATGATCCAAATGTTGATAATGATGATGTTGAATGGAAAAAACATTGGCAAGGAATGCCCGAGTTTGAACAAGAAGATAAAAAGACATACAAGACAATCTATGTTCATTTCCGTAATAAAGAAGATTATGAAGAATTCGCAAAGATGATTGGGCAGAATCTTACCGAAAAAACAAAGAGTATTTGGCATCCAGCATTGGACCGTGAAGCAAATTCTCTACTACGCTGGATTGAAGAATGACTAATCCTCAGTATCCAGTTTATATCATATCAAAAGGTAGGCATGAATCAATGCTTACATCTAAATCATTGGCAAGAATGAAAGTTCCACATTATATTGCTATTGAACCGCAAGATGAAGAAAATTATGAAAAAGCGTTAGATAATTTCAAGATACGCGATTATGTAACATTATTGATTGCACCATTCAGTAATCATGGAGATGGTCCTGGTCGTGCAAGAAACTGGTGTTGGGACCATTCTATTTCTATTGGTGCAGAAAAACATTGGGTATTAGACGATAATATTTCTGATTTTTATCGGCTTCATCAGAACAAACGAATTCGTGTTGAGTCTGGTGCTATATTTCGTGCGGCAGAAGATTTCATCGATAGATTTGAAAATGTTCCTATCGCAGGTTTTCAATACAGATTTTTTATTGCACCAAATCAAAAGTATCCAGCATATGTAAAGAACACCCGAATCTATTCCTGTCTGTTGATTGATAATGAATGTAAACATCGTTGGCGCGGGCGTTATAATGAAGATACTGATATTTGTCTGCGTGTTTTGAAAGATGGCGATTGCACGATTCAGTTCAATGCTTTCCTACAAGGTAAAGCAGCGACACAAACTGTCAAGGGTGGCAATACAGAAGAATTCTATCATAAAGAAGGAACGCAAGATAAAGAGAAATGGCGTGATGGTCAATTGAATCCTGAAGGAACAATCAATAAATCACAGATGTTGGTTGATATGCATCCTGATGTTGCTAGAATTGTTTGGAGATATGGACGGTGGCATCATTATGTTGATTATAGCCAATTCAAAAAGAATCAATTGATTTATAAGAAAAATAACAAGATTCCGTCGGGTATCAATAATTATGGTATGAAATTAGTCACTAATTTTACTCAATAAAATCAATAACTTACGAATCACTTGACATTTGGTTGAGTTGAGTATATAATGTAGTTTCTACAGTCGATAAATTACATTATGTATACCATTGAATCTAAGAATCAGCTAGCCCGTCTGATGGCTACCGAAAATCTGGTTATTGAACACCAGAAAATTTCTACCGCAAAATTTGATCCAATAAATCGGATTTTGTATCTTCCTATTTGGCAAAACATGACTGGTTTCATTTATGACCTTTTGACTGGTCATGAAGTTGGTCATGCTCTTTATACTCCTCCGCAAGGCTGGCATGATGCTGTCCTTGACAAATCTAAGCCTAAATCTTACAAACATTTTCTAAATGTTGTTGAAGATGCGCGGATTGAAAAACGAATTCAGCGTAAATATCCTGGTCTGCGTCTTTCTTTCAAACAAGCCTATGAAGAATTGTTCAAACGCAATTTTTTCGGTATTGAAAATCGTGATGTGAACAAATTGGCTTTTATTGACCGTTTGAATATTTACTCAAAAAGTCAATATACTAAAGATATCAAATTCAAAGATGAAGAAATTACTTTCATCAATGAAGTAAAAAATGCTGAATCGTGGGAAGATGTTATTGCGATTACAGATAAGATTTTTGCATATTCAAAAGATGAACAATTTGAAATGCAACAGAATGATTTTCAATATGATTTTTCTGATTCAGACCAAAATCAGGATGACCAATCTATGGGTGATCCTGATGAATATGATTATGATGGCAAAGAATCAACCGAAGAATCTGAACAAAAAACTGAATCAAAAGAATCTAAAACAGATGATAATTCGGATGATGAATCTGGTGATGAATCAGAAGATGAAACCTCTGATACTAATACCAAAAAAGATAACGAAGCTGATTTTGATGATGAAATTGAAGATGAATCTGAATCTAATCAATTGAATCGTGATAAAGAATCTATTGAATCTGAAAAAGATGAATTTGTTCCTACATGTGAAACAGATGAAAAATATCGTGAAAACGAAAACTCTCTTTTGGATGCTACATGTAAACCGTATATCTATTTGAGTTTTCCTAAACCTGATTTGACCAAAATCATTACACCTTGGAAACGTGTTCATGAACAAATGAATATGCATTGGAAAACATTTCCTACTATTTTTACGCAAGAAAGAATTATTGAATTGACCAATAAATTCAAGTCTAAAAACGAAAAGTATGTTTCGCTTTTGGTCAAAGAATTTGAAATGCGTAAAGCGGCTAAGAATTTTGCCAAGAACAAAGTTTCTATTACGGGTGATTTGAATATCAATAAACTGGCTAATTATCGCATTGATGATAATATCTTTCGGAAAATTATGGCTGTTCCGAATGGTAAAAAACATGGTCTGATTCTTTTGTTGGACTATTCTGGTTCAATGTCTGATAAAATGAACGGTTCTATTGAGCAAATTTTGATTCTTGCGATGTTCTGTCGAAAAGTAAATATTCCGTATCGTGTATATGCTTTTGGTGATTCTCAGAATGTTCGGTGTTTTGACCACAATATTTCAAGAGACACTCTTGTAAAATGTTTTAGTAGAGATGAAAACGAAGTATTCTTTTCTAATGTTCAATTGCGTGAATATTTGAACAATGAAATGACAAATGCTGAATTTACAAACGCATTTCGCAATATGATTCTTCTAAAAGAAATTCATGATAGCGATAATTTTCATAGTCCACTTTACGGTTATCGTCCAAGAACAGAAGAATTGACTAATACTCCGTTGACGCAAGCAATCGTTGCTATTACGGATGTTATGGCGCAATTCAAAAGAAACAACAATCTTGATATTACGAATTTGATTGTTGTTCATGATGGCGATGCGGATCATAATATTCGGTATTGTAAAATTGGTAGAACTTCAGAATTCAATACTCTTACTGAAAACATTATTATTTCGGATAAGAAAAGTAAATTTCAATATCAATTAGGTTCAATCAAAACAAAATCTGATGATACATTGATTGCTGCTCTGAATTATTTCAGATATATTACGAAATCAAATATTGTTGGTTTCTTTGTCGCTGAATCTTCAAAATTCAGACTTCGTAATAGTCTTTATCGTCGGTATGTATCAAAAGAATCTGATGGCATTATAGATACAAGTTTGTTGATAAAGAAACTTCGCACTGATAAATATTTGGAATCGTATAATCCAGTATATGATGCCTTTTATATTGTCGCAAGTGATGATATTGTTATTGATGATGAAGAATTTGACATTGAAGAAGGCGCATCACAACGAAAAGTAGTAACTGCCTTTATGAAATTCAATAAAAAACGTCAGATTAACCGTGTTCTCGTTAATAAGTTTATCCAACGTATTGCTGCCTAAAGGGTTTTTTCGCTTGACTTTTGATGTTTGTTCTGTTATAATATTACTATACTGTGAAAAAGGAGTTCTATATTATGTCTCGCCGTGCTGAAAAACGTGACCAATTTCTGAAAAAAGTCCAGTCTATTGGTCGCGCAACAATTACAAAACAAGAAATTGATACTATTTGTAAAGAAGTTGGTATTTCATGCGCTCCGTGGTTTACAAATGACGCATCAAATCGTGTTTCGCGTGGTGTTTATCGCGTTCCCGGAACAATTGATATGAATGCCAAAGTTATTTCGTTGGAAAAACAAGTGGAAAAATCTGATAAGAAAATCAAAAATGTAAAAACAGATTTGGAAGATATCAATCTTATTCCAAATGTTTATTCTAATTACGTTCCGTTTGGTAACTTTGATGATGTTCTATCAATTGTAAAATCGCAGCGATTCTTTCCTGTGTTCATTACGGGTCATTCTGGTAATGGTAAAACAATGTCAATTGAACAAGCCTGCGCTAAAGCAAAACGCAAGTTTGTCTGTATCTCAATGACTCCCGAAACAGATGAATCAGACCTTCTTGGTAACTATGTTCTTATTGATGGTAATATGGAATGGCGTGATGGTCCTGTGACTGTTGCTGCTCGGCAAGGTGCTGTTCTGTGTATTGACGAGATTGACTATGGCGCACAGAATCTATCGTGTCTCCAGCGTGTTCTTGAGGGTAAACCTTTCATGCTGAAAAAGAAAGGTGAATTGATTACTCCTGCTGAAGGTTTTACAATCTTTGCGACTGCCAATACTAAAGGTAAAGGTAGCGAAGATGGTCGGTATATGTTTACTAATATTCTAAATGAAGCGTTTCTTGAACGTTTTCGGAATACTCTTGAACAAGAATGGCCGTCTAATACGATTGAAAAGAAAATCATTCGTAAAGAATTGGAATCTATCAATAAACAAGATGATGGTTTCGCTGACCATCTTGTAAATTGGGCAGATGCGATTCGGAAAACATTCGCTGATGGTGGTTGCGATGAAGTAATTTCTACTCGCCGTCTTGTTCATATCGTTGAAACTTACGGTATTTTTGGTGAAAAACTGAAAGCGGTCGAATTGTGTCTGAATCGCTTTGATGTTGATACCAAAACTTCGTTTCTTGATTTGTATAGCAAGATTGATGCAAATGCTCAAGCACCGAAACCTGATGTTGCTGTTGAACCTGGACAAGAGGTACCGTTCTAATCACATTTACCGATAATAGTATTGACACAAATCAAATAGTGTTCTATAATACTAATAGATTGAGAGAAGAATCGCATCTCAATGAATCAAATAAGCGCGATTCAATTTTATGGAGTTTATATAATGAAGTCAGTTAAAGAAAAGATGTTGACTTTCCTTTCAAAGGAAAATGGTTTCAATACCTTTACCGTTGCTCAAGCACGTGCCCGTTGGGGTGTTACCAATGTTGCAGCACGTATCAATGAGTTGCGTCAAGAAGGTAACACAATCTACACCAACACCAAGAAACTTTCTGATGGTCGTAAGATTACATTCTATCGCCTTGGCACTCCTAGCAAGCAAGTTATTGCTGCTGGTATTGCTGCTCTCCGTGAGCAGGGCGTTCGCGCATTTGCCTAATATTGATTAGGTAATTGCGAGGAGGAGACATATATAATAATGTGTCTCCTCTTTTTTTATAGGATGAATATAATATAAATAGATAAGATGTTCGTCGCGGAGCAGCGAACTCCCACGAACCCTAACGCTAGAAGGAGCGCCAGCATGTCTATTTATCACAATCATCATATTATACCTAAACATATGGGTGGAACTGATGATAGAACTAATATAGTAAAAGTTACAATAGAAAAACACGCAGAATTACATAAACAATTATGGGAAGATTTAGGTTTTTGGCAAGATTATATAGCATGGAAAATGCTTTCAGGACAAATAACGAGTCAAGATGCTATAAAAATGGCACAATCTGAAGGTGCTAAAAGACGAAAAAAACGTTTCGGTTCAGAAAATCATTTTTATGGTAAAAAACATACAAAAGAAACAAAACAAAAAATAAGTAACAGTAAAAAAGGAAATATTCCCGGAAATAAAGGAAAATTTGGTAAAGAAAATCCACAATCAAGAGTATATGAAATTACTGATCCTTTAGGAAATACATATATAATAAAAGGACTTGTTGATTTTTGTCGCAAAAATAATTTGTTATATCAAGCGATGGGACAAGTCGCTTTAGGAAAATTGAAACAGCACAAAAAATATAAATGTAGGAGATTATAATGGAAATACAAGTTAAGTTAGAAGATTTGAAGAAAAAGAAGTTGATGATTGCGACTCCAATGTATGGCGGTATGGCACACGGACTATATGTAAAATCGTGTTTGGATTTGCAGGGAACAATGTCCAAATATGGTGTTGATACTAAATTTTCCTTTCTATTCAACGAATCACTAATCACTCGCGCAAGAAATTATCTTGTTGACGAGTTTCTACGCACAGACTTCACACACTTACTTTTTATTGATTCAGATATTCATTACAATCCACAAGATGTTGTTGCTCTCTTAGCACTTGATAAAGATGTTATTGGTGGTCCTTATCCAAAGAAATCTATCAATTGGAACAATATCGCAATGGCAGCAAGAAATCATCCAAAACTTGAATCAAAAGAATTGGAAACTCTTGTTGGTGAATATGTTTTCAATATCGTCAAAGGTACCACACAATTTCAAGTTACTGAACCTCTTGAAGTGATGGAGATTGGTACTGGTTACATGCTAATCAAACGAGAAGTATTTGAGAAAATGGCAGAAGAATATCCAACAATCAAATACAAACCTGACCATGTGGGTCAACAACACTTTGATGGTTCACGTTACATTCATGCATACTTTGATACTGTGATTGATTCAAAAGATTCAATTACTGGCGGTGGTTCAGAACGTTATCTATCAGAAGATTATATGTTCTGTCAGATGTGGCGTAAAATGGGTGGTAAGATTTTCTTGTGCCCATGGATGAAAACGCAACATATTGGAACATATGCATTCACTGGTAATATGCCTGCTGTTGCTAATTATACGGGTAAATTGTGATTATAGGAATTGTTGGTTTTATTGGAAGTGGCAAAGGAACTGTTGGCGATATTCTTGAAACACAAGGATTCATCAAAGATTCTTTTGCTCGTCCATTGAAAGATGCTGTTTCTATTATCTTTGGTTGGCCCAGAGAATTGCTTGAGGGTGATACTGAAGTCTCAAGGCAATGGCGTGAACAAAAAGATGCATTCTGGTCTGAAAAATTTGGTTATGATTTTACACCACGAATGGCATTACAGTTGATGGGAACAGAAGCTGGTCGTGATGTATTTCATTCTGATATTTGGGTTATTTCTTTATTGAATCGTGCAAAAGGAAGAAACGTTGTTGTTACTGATGTTCGATTTCAAAATGAAATAATGTATATTCAAGCGCATATGGGCATCATTCTTCGCGTCAAAAGAGGACCAGAACCTATTTGGTATGATGAAATGTTGAATATTTCCGATTTTGAACTGCGTGAAAATTATATGGATCAATTCAAAGTGCATAGGTCTGAATGGGATTGGATTGGCTGTGATGTTGATTTTGAAATTGACAATAACGGAACACTTCAAGATTTGAGAAATAATGTGTTGGGATTATTGACAACACGCGGTTCCTAATTTATAATTGTAGTATTACTTGTGAGGTTATTATGAAACTATCTAATGAAACACTTTCTATTCTAAAAAACTTTGGTGCAAT